GTAGTGGTCACGCTAAACAGCGTAGCCCTATCTGATCACGTAACAAGCGCAACTATTAACCGTAGCTTTGATGAGCTAGAGGTAACAGCTATGGGCGATACAGCTCATAAGTTTGTTAAGGGCTTAGAGGCAAGCACAATCACTCTAGACTTTTTAAGCGATACAGCTGCAGCAAACGTTAACGCAACGCTGCAAGCTGCCTGGGGTACAACAGTACCCCTAACGCTAAAGCAGACAAGCGCGGCAGTATCAGCGACTAACCCGCTATACAGCACAACTATTTTAGTAAATAACACTACTGACATTAACGGCGCAGTAGCCGATATTGCTACACAATCAATTACTTTTACCTGTAATTCAGTAATTGTAATTACTACATCATAAACAACTAAACAAAGGGGCTAACACAATGGCAAAACTTAAAATAACAAGGGCAGACGGCAGCGTATCGGATCATCAGATTACGCCACGTATTGAGTACGCCTTTGAGTTATATGCAAAAGCTGGGTTTCATAAGGTCTTTAGAGATTTAGAGCGACAAACAGATGTGTACTGGCTAGCCTGGGAGTGTTTACGCACAAGCGGGCAAACCGTACCGATGTTTGGGCCAGAGTTTTTAGACACCTTAGCCAAGGTTGAGGTACTAGATGATGACCCTTTGGGGTAGTGGGGCGCGGTAACTTTGGTTACCTCATAGCGCAGCTAGCCGTGGAAACGGGTATCGCGCCTCAGTACTTACTAGACCTGGACGATGTGATGTTTAAGAATATGTTGAAAGTTTTAAGCGATAGAGCTAAGGAGCAACAAAATGCCAGTAGAGGTAAGGGGCGGCGTTGAGTTACGCAAGGCGCTAAAAAAGTTTACCCCTGACCTGGCTAAAGCGTTGCCTAAAGAGGTAGCAACTGCCCTTAAACCTATAGTTAAAACTGGCAAGGGATACCTGCCCGATAATGGACAGATATTAAGCGGCTGGGTAACACGGCCTAATTCTACGGGCACGTTCCCTACCTATGATGTGAGCATAGCAAAATCTAAAATAGGCTATAAGACCACACCCTCAAAACCTAATTCTAAAGGCTTTAGATCCTTGGTCAGTATCTTCAACAAAAACGCTGCAGCATCTATTTATGAGCGTATGGGTAAATTAAGCCCTGAGAGTGTCTTTGTAAAAAACCAACAACAAAAATATAACGCACCTTTTAAGGGTAAAGACAGGATGCAAGGGCGCGTTTTATTTAGGGCCTACGATGAGAATAACGGCAAGGCTAGAGATGCGGTAATTACAGCTATTAACTCAGCCGCAGATGCCCTTAATAAAAGCACAAAGGTATAATTATGGCTAGCGTAGTTATAGATATTGCCTCTGAGTTCACGGGCAAAAAAGCATTTAAGCAAGCCGAAACGGCTACAGACAAGCTCAGTAAATCTGTTAAAAGTCTGGCTAAAACCTTTGGCCTTACTTTTGGCACAGCTGCCGTTATTGGCTACGCCAAAGCCTCAGTAAAGGCTGCAGCTGCAGATCAAAAGGCGCAGCAACAGTTAGCCCTAGCATTAAAAAACGTAGGTTTAGAGCGCGATGCTGCCTCAGCCGAAAGATTTATACAGACCCTACAAAGCGAATACGGCGTTATAGATGACCTGCTTAGGCCGAGTTATCAAAAGCTAGCGGTAGCTACTAAAAATACAGCAGAAACACAGCGCTTATTAGGTATTGCTTTAGACATAAGCGCATCTACAGGTAAAGATTTAGACACAGTAACAGGGGCATTAAGTAAAGCATACCTGGGTAATAACACAGCGCTAGGTAAATTAGGCGTAGGCATATCTAAGGCAGACCTAAAAAGTAAATCATTTAAGGATATTACAGACGATTTAGCCGTGACCTTTAAGGGTTCAGCTAAGGCAGCATCAGAGACTTTTGCAGGATCTATAGCTAAGTTAGGTGTGGCCGCTGCTAATGTGCAGGAGATTATAGGTACTGGCCTTATAGATGCCTTAAAAATGCTAGGCGATGATACTTCCGTATCAGACCTTGCTACTAATATGGAAAATGCTGCTACCAATGTAGCCAATTTAATTAGAGGTATGGGCGTACTGTTATCCCAGCTAGATAAACTACCAGGTGGGTTTAAGTTAGATGTAGCGATGATACCTATTATCGGTACTTACCTCAGCTTACTTACAGAGGCAGGGGCCAAAGCTGCGCGTATTGCGGCGGTAGGCGGTCAAAAAAACCCTATTCAAGCAGGCACATATTTAACTACACAAAAGAAAATAACAGCCCTTACTAAAGAGCAGCAAAAAGCCCAGGCTAAAATCCTTGCCGATAAAAAGTCGCAGGCAATTCTTGATAAAGCAAACCTGGCTTTAGCTAAAGGTGCAGATGTCTTTGATATGGATGCTATTCAGCTTAACGCAGCGCTTATAGGCCAGGCTGAGGCGTTAGGCAAAGCAACTACTAACGCACAGATTTTAGGCATAGCCAATGATGTACAGCGCCTAAAGGTTAAGCAAGATATAGCTGCGCTAGAGGATGCCATAGCCTCAAAGGATGATGCAGCCATAGTAAAGGCCACGGCCAAGCTAAACGAGGACTTAAAGATATTAGGCGCCTTACAGCGCCAAGATGCCAAGCTGCTAGACATAAACAACGTTTTAGCAGGTATGAAGTCAACCGATCTAATCAACCTAGCTAACCTACAAGCTGCCCTAGACCTGCTAGCTAAGTTTAAGTTCCCTACTTTGACTATGACAGGTACTAGCAGTATTACAAGTCCAGGCGGCTCAGGTATAGATTTAGCAACAATACCTAAACTTCCACAACTAACTGGTCAAGAATCTATTGAGGCGATTATTGAAGTATCTAATGCTGTGACTGAATTGAATAACGCTTTAGCAGATGAGATAGATGCCCGTAATGCGGCAGCCTCTAAGGCTTTAGATCAAAGCATCTTGACCCAACTTACAGATGCTTTTGTAGCAGCCACTCTTGAAGCTAATCGTGAGCGTTATGGTAATCAAGGTATGGGTGCGCAGATTACTATTCAAGATAGGACAAGCGGCCTTATTGAAATAGTACAAACGGCAGTGCAAGAAAATAACAGGTTTGGCAATAACCTTAATTTTGCAGGGGCGCTATGACCCTGCCAGTAATTAACGCTGTTATTAACTTTAGTACTGGGCCTAGTTTTGCTCAGGCTATGATTTTAGATAGCGGTTTATTAGGCACTAATATTTTGGCAGATGCAGCTAGTGTTATTGTGGACGTCTCAGACGTAGTAGATAGTATTGAGACTAAGCGCGGGCGTAACCCACAGGCTGACCAATTCCAAACGGGCACCCTTACTATGCGTATTGTTGACCAAAATGGAGACTTTAACCCACAAAATGGTAGCTCACCATACGCGGGACTTTTAACGCCAATGCGTAAAGTACAGATTACGGCTACATACGGCGCAATTACATATCCTATTTTTGCTGGCTTTATTACTAGCTATACAACTACTACACCTAAAAATGCTACCGATGTAGTTTATACGGTTATAACGGCAGTAGATGCTTTTAGGTTGGCGCAAAACGCACAGATCAATACCGTGGCTGGCACCTCAGCGGGTCAGCTTAGCGGTGCAAGAATAAATAACCTGCTAGATGCTATTAGCTGGCCAGCCTCTATGCGTGACGTAGATGCAGGGCTAACCACAATGCAGGCAGACCCAGGCACAGCCCGCACAAGCCTTGCAGCTATGCAAACCGTAGAGACTAGCGAGTATGGGGCTTTGTATGTAGATGCCGCTGGCTCGTTCGTCTTTCAAGACCGATCAGTAACGGCTGGCAGTACAGGGGCTACGCCTACAGTATTTAACGATAACGGTACAAATATTGGCTACTTTAATGCGGTGTGGCGCCTTGACGATACCCTAGTTTACAACTCAGCCAGCGTTACCCGCACAGGGGGCACAGCTCAGGTAGCCATAAACCAGCCCAGCATAGATAAGTATTTTATTCATAGCTACAACCAACAAAACCTGCTAATGGAAACCGATGCCGTGGCCTTGGATTACGCACAGGCATACGTTGCATCTAGAGCTGAGACAAGTATTAGATGCGATGCTATACAGCTAGACCTTTATACCGATAACTACAACTTAGGCATTATTGCAGCCCTCAGCCTGGATTACTTTGACCCAGTAACTATCACAACTAATCAACCTGGCAGCTCAACCCTAACTAAAACTTTGCAGGTGTTTGGCGTTGCTCAAAGCATTACGCCTAATAGCTGGAAAACAACACTTACCACTCTAGAGCCAATTATTGACGGCTTTATATTAGACTCATCCATATACGGCCTGCTTGACAGCGGCGTATTAAGTTATTAAGGAGTACGTAAATGGCTAAACAGACCTTTACCACGGGCCAGGTATTGACGGCTGCGCAGATGACTAGCCTGCAACAGACGGCTATGGGCGGTGGATCAACTACAGCGAAAACCACTAGCTATGTCCTAGTGGCAGCCGATGCTGGCACAGTAGTACAGATGAACAGCGCAAGTGCTACAACCATTACTGTTAATACAGCGCTTTTTGCAGCTGGCGATACAGTACAGATACAAAATGTGGGCGCGGGTGTATGCACAGTAACGGCAGGCACAGCAACAGTTAGCACAAGTAGCACCTTAGCCTTAAAGCAATACGATGCTGGCAGTTTGTATTTTAACAGCACAAGCGCGGCCATATTCTTTGCAGTAGATGCAGCTGACGGGATGACTAATCCTTTTACAACTACAGGCGATACGGTTTATGCATCAGGCGGCACAACACCTACCCGTCTTGGTATTGGCTCAACAGGTCAAGTACTTACTGTTGCATCAGGTATTCCAAGTTGGGCTACACCTGCAGGCGGCAGTTCTCTAAACTACACTTTGTTAAATGCGGGTGGTACGGCATTGACTGGGGCTACTGCAATTACAATTTCAGGTATTACATCAAAAGCGTTGAATATCTATGTGGCACAAGGCGGCAGCGTTAATGCTTCAACTGAGGTAACGCTAAAACCAAATAACGAAAATAACGCCTCTTTAATTTATTACTCATTAACCAATACAACTCCTGGTGCCCCAAGTTCTACCGCAAATTGTTATCTTGCAATAACTGGCAACAATTCACTTAATGAAATGGATGCGCAAATTAACATTACAAGTTGCGATACGGCAGGTAGAAAACCACTTATTTCTTTTGGTGCTGGAAATGGTACAAATAATGTCTCTTATCAAGTAAATGGCACATATAATGGAAATGCAATTACAAGTATAGTTCTCAATTCAAGCAGTGGAAACTTTGATGAAGGAACAATTTATGTCTATGGAGGTTCATAATGAGTAAGCCAAATATAAGGATTTTTGATATAATTACAAACACAACCATTGACAGAGAAATGACCGATGAAGAATATGCTATTTGGTCAAAAGATTCTGCCGAAGCTGCTGAACGCTGCGCGTTAATAAAAAAAGCCGAAGATGACAAAGTGGCTGCAGTAGAAAAACTTGCTGCACTTGGTTTAACTGTTGATGACTTAAAGTCACTTGGGCTGTGATTGGAACACTTGACTAAGATAATTACTACTAACTAAGGAGAATAAAATGGGCCCTGTAACATTTAATATAAGCAACCAAACTAAATACGATCTAAAAGTACAAGCATCTAATGGCGCACAAGCTGGGGCAGTAGCAGGCGCAGGCACTAGCTTGGGTTTCACACCCGATGACACAAACATAACCTGCGCTATGCGCTGGTACCAAGACGGCATCTGTATTTTGCAGGGATCTGTAGCCTGGTCAGCTGGCGGTAGTGGGGCCGATGACGGCTGGACTACTAGCAACATTATATGTATGGAAGGCAATATGAACGGCGTAGGCTTTTCAGGTTGTAATGAGGGCTGGGTTGAATTGCAACCCTACAACCTTATGGCCAATGGTGGAGAAGTAAGCGTTACTTACACAAACGCTTAAACACTTATGCTGACAAGTTACAACGGCTGGCCAGCATCTAAGGATCAGGCTGAGATAGGCGTAAAGGCCTACAAGGTAGAGGGCACAAGCCTTAAACTGCGTTGCGCCGAAAAGGTAGCGCCGTTGCTTATTAACTTTGCTAAAGAGTTTAACGAGCTAATAGAGCCAATAGAAGGCGGCACGTTTGACGATTGGGGCTATGCCTACAGAGACGTACGAGGTGTAGTAGGCAAGCTAAGCAACCACGCAAGCGGCACAGCTATAGACCTTAACGCAACTAAACACCCTTTAGGCAAGGTAGGCACGTTTGAGGCTAGCAAGGTACCTATGATCCGTGCCCTGGCTAAAAAGTACGGCCTTACCTGGGGCGGGGATTGGACTAGAAAAGATGAGATGCACTTTGAGATAAGTATTGGCCCTGCAAAGGTTGCAGAGTTAGTAAATAAATTAGGGCTAGAAAAGAGCAAAAATGAGTGACATACAGCAAGCTAATATACCTGCAAGTACTGTAACCCTTTTAGCCTCAGGCGCTCGTACCACTACAGCGGCAGCCACGGCGGTTACAGGTTTTGCAGCGGCAAGGCAGTTAGTACTACAGCTACAGGTAACTGCAGCTAGTGGCACCGCGCCTACATTAGATGTAGTCGTACAAGACACCGTAGACGGCACCAATTACAACACCATAGCTACCTTTACACAGAAAACAGGGGCAGCACGTGAGGTAATAAGAGTAACAACAGCTTTTACAGATAACCTAAGAGTCAGTTACGAGATAGGCGG